CCGTCTGCAGCTGTAAATGTACTAGTTTTAATTGATCCTGTTTGCCAATTTACTGTTCCTGTTCTACCGAAACCTGTTTGTGATGCACCTGATGCTAAAGCAATTGTATCACCACTAGCGCCAATAGTAATATTTGTTCCACATTGATTGATGATGTTTCCACCATCTGAAGCTTGTACGTTATTAACTTTTACTGTGCTAGTCATTATTGAAATTTATACCTTATTATTACTATACCTGAACCTCCTGCTGCTCCATTACAAGAAGCATCTCCACCGCCGCCACCGCCACCGCCAGTGTTAGTTGTTCCCGCTGCCGCTGCACTACCATATGGTTGAACTCCAGGTTTTCCACCACCTCGACCTCCACCACCTGTTCCGCCATTACAGCCGGTTGATGCACCATTACCTCCACCTCCACCACCAGCTCTTGCTGTTGGGGTTGCATTAATTGATGATGTTGCACCAGCACCTCCATTTCCAGCCAAAGAAGAACTTGGATTTGATGTACCAGTAGCAGTGGCACCGCCACCGCCAGCACCTGTTTCACCACTAGAAGAGGGTCCTGGACCCGCTGGTGCTCCATTAGTTCCTTGTGCAGGACTTACTGGGGGAGTATTACCTGTTCCAAATGCTCCACCTGGATTAGGGTTTTCTATTGAACCTTCACCGCCACCAGAGCCACCATTAACTCCAGCACCACCTGTAGGACCAGCACCTCCTCCTCCACCACCAGCGGAAGTAACTGTACTGAATATTGAACTTGAACCACTAGTACCAGATAATTTAGGAGAGCCTCCTGCTGCACCTCCACCACCTACTGTGATTGGAAAACTTGCAGCTGTAACTGTAACTCTGTTTGGTGAACTCGGATAACCATCTAAAGGACTTGCCGTATAAGGCGTTGCTGGATTTTTAACTTCTCTAAAACCACCAGCTCCTCCACCACCACCTCTTTGATTGCCACCGCCTCCTCCACCTGCTATTACTACGTGAGACATTATATTCTGTGCTTCACAAGTAGCAATTTCACTAACAGCAAAAGTTCCTGGTCCTGTAAATGTATGAATTTTACAGTCTCCTGATTCTGTAATAGTTCCACCTGTAGCTGTTACAAAAGTTTGTATACCTGTCGGACTTTCTGTAACTGATTCTTGAGTAGTCAACCAACCTTGTGTTGAATCAACAAAAACTAAAAGAACTGCACCACCATTTACTTCTAATGTAGGATCAAGAGCAGTACCACCACCAATTTTGTCTGATCCGTTTGGATTTAGGGTAACTGCATTACTGCCCCAAGTTCCAGCGTAATCTTTTAAACCTACAATAGCGCCTGCAACACCCGCTGGTAAATTAACTGTTATGGCTCCACCTGTAGTATTTACAAAATATCCTTTACCTGATTCTGCTGTAAATGTAGATGTTTTAATATCTCCTGTTTGCCAATCAACTGTTCCTGTTCTACCGAAACCTGATTGTGATGCACCTGTTCCAAGTGTTACTGTATCTCCAGATTCACCTAAAGTTAAAGTTGTTCCACATTGTGGTGCTACTGTATTTACTTCTATCTTACTCATTAAACTATTACCAACGTTCCTGTTACTGTTATTGTATTAACAAAAGTTATTGGACCTGCTAATACTGCGGACTCAATAACCATATCTTTGTTATCAAGCGTTTCCGCATGTGTATAAATTTGTTCTGATCCCGGTTTGTTACCGATATATATTGTGTTATATAAACTATCCATTTATCCTCCTATGCACTTATTGAATCAACAACGCTAACATAAACATCAGCACTTGATGCTGTATCTGACTCTACTTTTAATACGTCAGTGCTTTGCATCACAAATTTAGCACCACCTGAAACAAGCTCTACAGCACTGTTTGGTGGAATGCTTAAATATTTGAATTTGCTGTAAATACTGTACCTGCACTGTTTGTTGCTTGTACTGCATATCTAGTAAAATCTTGTGCCATATTCCTCCTATAAAGCTATTGCCATTGCAACAGCAAATCCATTACTTGCTGCACCTACTGGTACACCACTTGCATCTAAATAAACTGATTTACTTGCAGGCATTGTACAAAATACACTTAGTGTACTTGAACCACCTGAATTAAAATTAACTAACGAATCACTGTTAGAAGATGAAAGCACAGTTGATCTTGATAAAGTATCTGGAGTTGCATCCGTAACAGTTCCTATTCCAACTTCAAAATTAGCTGTACCTTCTTCAAAGATACAGTAATAAGTTGTGTTACTGTTTCCGACGCCTGCAACAAAAGTTTCAAAACCTGTTACAGCTCCTGCTAAATTTATTGTACCAGTACCTTGTGATGTACTAGTTTCTTTTACTCTATCGTTTATTACTAGTGCCATTTATTCTCCTATGCCATGCTTATAATTGCATTAGCTGGTGTTGCTGGATTAGGATAAGTAATTTTAAATGTACCATTAGTACAAGTCTTATCTCCTCCAAAATCTAATACTACAACTAGCGGATCACCCGTAGCTGTATCATTATAAATAGCTGCGTACGCTGCTGTGAACGTTGCACTCGACCAAGTTGAATCTCCAAAGTCAACTGAAGCAACAGCTGTTGAAGATGCAACTGCTTGAGACGATAAATCTTGTCTTGTATAGTTACTACTTCCACCTGTGCTGACTTCGTTTGTTGCAGAGACTGTTGTACTTGCTGTTGTGTAAACAGAAGCAATTGATCCTGTGTACAAAGCTATCTTAAATGTATTTCCACCCGACGCAAAGTTGTGTGTTCCCGAGAACAACTCTCCACGAAATGAGTTTGGTATTACGTTAGCCATATGTTTTTATCTCCTTAATAATCTGATGGAAAAGGTGATTTAAGAGCTGTCCGAATAACCCCATCTTGATATTCGTCTCTGCGTCTTCTACCTTGTTGTTCGATAGAATACGTTTGTAAAGCATCATTATATGCTTGCGTATAGTATTGTACCATATCTGGCGGACCTTTCAAGTACCCATATGCATTGACCAAGGACCCATATAAAAGTAAGTCTTGATATTTGTTAGACAGATAAGTCCCATTTGTACTTGGTGGTGCAGCCCCTGTGGTTACAGTTATACTTTCAGGCTGTTTAATATAAGCTAAAGTTATTTCATATTGAGCATCTGGAGTAGGTGCTACTACCCAAAAATTAGCATCCCAATTAGCATAGTATTTAGGTAATCCTTGTGCTGTGCCTGGGGTATCATAATAAGTTGCCATATATGAAGTATCTTTTTTTTCTAAAAAAAACTGTGCTCCTGTGCTTGTGTCTTTTAATTGAGCATATCTTATAATTCTTAAATCTGATGGAATAGTTACATATCTATTACCAGTTACTAAAGTTGAAGTAGCATAGAATCTATTGTCATCATTATCTGATGATCTGTAAATTTTGTTTTCTGCGTTTATAATTATTGTATCTAAAATAGCATCAGTTAAAACTGTGCTACTAACTTCAGTGTAGTTTCTAATATCGTCTCTTAAATTTGATAGTGTGTAAGCCATTATACTGATCCTCTTCCTACTGGACTAAAATAAACATTTGGTCCACCACCAACTTCTGTTGTTGTTGCAGCAGTTGGTAAAGTAAACGTAAACCCTGTATTTACCGTAATTTGAGCAGGCATGCCAGGATTATTTTGTGTTCTGGTTGTAATGCTAGCTACATTAAAAGCACCAAAAATACTTGCACCAACTTTATGTTCAAAAGCTGTTGTAGCTGGAGGTGTTATTCCTCTAAAAGGAGCATTAGTTGCTCGTGTTAAACCTGAAAGTGTTTGTGTGCCTGTTGTATTAGTTGTGTATTTTATAACTTCAAAATTTTTTTGTGGAACGTAATCAGGATTAGTTGCAGAAGGTGTTGTAAAACTTTCAATAAAAACATAACCTGATGATGGAAGTTGAGTTGTTTCATTACAAATTATACTTGAAGATGTTGTTGTCATGTTAGTTGCTAAAATTGCAAAAGGAGATAGTAAAACATTATTTACACCTCCAACAGAATTATCTGTTACATTTAAAAATGTAACTGCGTCTCCAACTTGTAATTGACAATTATTTAAAGTTACTGTGGCTGTTGTAGTTGCATTCATAGATAATGGATCAGGATTTAAAATTCCTGGACTTGGTATAGATGGTGATCTAGGTCTTGCATGTTCTAAAGCTTGTGGATCAGCACC